TTATTCACCCTCCTCATTCTTACGGCAGAAGGCGGCGTTGGCTTTCGCGGCCGCAAGGGCTTCAAGCATGACGTCTTCGTCCTTGTCTGAGAGATCGCGCTCCTGCTGGACGAAGTAGAACAGAGTCCAGAGGATCCAGCGCATGGCGTCTTCTGGCCTCTTGCCGTTGGTGCGCGTGAAGCGGTACGCCTTGCCGATGAGGGCCTCCAGAGAGCTCAGGAGAGTGGGATCATCTGGAGACACTACTGTTTCCGTCAACCTGTCATCGTGGTTCAAAAAATCTACGACTTCTCTAAAATTCATCTTTTACCTCGTAGCTGGCGGGGCTCAGCGCCCCGCCGTGTCATCCATCTAGTCCCACTGAGGGCACCCCTTACGGTGGGGGCAGTTCGGGCAGTCGGCTACGTCGTCCACCATCTTGCCCGTGTCAGGGCACTTAATCTTTTCCCCCGGGCCCTTCTTAGCCTGGGCGGGCTGAGGCTCGGGCTTGGCTGCGGCCTTCGGGGCGGAAGGCTTCACCTCTTCCTTCTCAGCAGGCGCGTGGCTGTCAGAGACCACGGCATCGGGCTTGCGCTGTTCGGGAAGCGCCTCTTCGGGCTCGGGGGCACGGGCAGGAGTGGAGGTGGCGGCCTCTGCCCTGGTCACCACCTCGCGCACGCTGGAGGAGTGGCGGCGGCGCTCCTGCTCGTAAATTTCTGTCTGTTCTTCAACAGAGTAGAAGCCCATGGTTATCTCGGGGGCCTGGGTGCGGATGAGGAACGCCGCCGCGCGGTAACGGAACATCAAGTCAGGCATGGTGGTCCACTTCGGGTTGCGCTGAGTCCATCCCTCGGCCTGAGCCATCTGCATGGTGACCAGGGGGCCGTCGATCTGGCGGCCGGTGGTCAGGTCTACGGTCAGGGCTCTGCAGCCGTACTGCGGCGTCCCTGGCTTGCCTGCGAACTCATACTGAATGGGCGCGAACTTCCCACACTTATTGAACATGGCGATGAGGAAAGCGCTGGCCCATGCCGGCTTGCCATGAACGATGTACATGTTCTGCATGACCATGAGCGGGTCCATCTTCTCCCTGTAGGCGATATTGAGTGCCACGACGCAGTTGGCGATATTCCCGCGGAAGGCGTCCGGAACGATTGTCGAGTGGCAGAAGAGGTCGGCGATGCGCTGCATTCCCTCGAAGCCCTGCACTGTGTTCAGGGAGATTTCCACGACGGGACGAACGGCCGGAGCGTCCTGAGCCGCCTGGGCGGCCTGTTCCTGCTGGCGCGCAGAGCGAAGGCTGGCGAGCGTGGTGCCGGTGCCGGGACGGGGATAAGAAGAAGTAGTGGCAGTAGTCATTTTTTAGCTCCTCCAAAAACAAGAATTGTAGACAGGGCAAAACTTTTCTGAACAGAGGGAAGAACGGGCGTTACCGTAGAAAGTGCCGCTCTTCAGCATCTGGCCGGCCACCTGCAGGAGCCCCGGGTTCTCTTCTGTGCCCAGGAGAAGATCCACGGCTCCTGTGATGCTTCCGATACCGCACCTGCGGCCTTTCGCCGTCTTGGCAGACTGGAGACCGATAATGACGGCCGGTGCCGTCATGGGGGTACCGATGGCTTCCCCAGCGAGCAGCTCATACACGGCCATCTGTGCTGCGTGTCCTTGCGTCTTCACTGTGCCATCGGCGCCTACGGCCGTCTTGCCTGTCTTGATGTCACAGATGCCGAGTTTCCCGTCTTGGTCTCTGCGGATGCGGTCAGTCGACCCGGTCAGGGTGATGCCGAGGTCATCCAGAGTCAGCTCGGGGCACTTCGCCTCCACGGCCACGTAGGTCATCTTCGGGGCGATCTCTTCGCAGTAGAGGCGGACCAGGGACGTGGCCACTGGCTCCAGCTTCTCCGGGGACTCATCCCCCCCCAGTCGACGTCGCGGCTCTCGTCGTGCAGGGCGTCCACGACTGCGCCCACAGTGTCATCGATGCTGACGGGAGTTCCCCGAAGGGCCATATCATCAAAGAAGGCTGTTCCGGCATGGACAGCTGTCCCGAGCTGAGCTGACGGGGAAGAGGGCATGAAGCGCTTCTCGATGTTCTTCGCTGCCCACCTTGCAGGGCAGTCGAAGAGGTCTGGCAGAGAAGATGCATGTATAAGGATATTGGTCATCATATGCCTCGGTTTTTTGTTTTGAGTCGGCGGGGCTCATAGGCCCCGCCTTTGTCCTGTGCGGGAGGAACCGCATGACTCCCGCCCCGTGCCATGAGGCGGGAAAAGTGGTGAAGGGGCGGCCATGTAGAGAGAGGCAGTTGCCTGAGAGAGAGACTGTATCCTCTATGTCCGCCCCTGACGCCTCGCGGCGAAGGGCAGCGTCTGACCCTGCCGTGATCCCGGGGTCCGGGAAATTTAGAAATCTGTGCCAACGGTGAACATCATCCCCGACACTACGAGGATGGTGCCCACCCACGCGGCCGCCGCAAAGGTGGTGGTGATGGCCTCGATGATGCGCTCGCGGCGTGTGCGGCGCGCCTGCATGGCCATCTGCCATGCGAAGGCCCTGCGGCCCTCGCGCACCGTCCGGCTCTCGATGTCTGAAAGAATGGCGGCGGCGTCGGAAAATCTTTCTGATGCGGTGTACATAGGGGCCTCCTGTTCGTCCTATCTGTTCGTAAAGCTGAAATTACATTTTTGCAATAAGCTATGCAAGAAAAATTTCGTTTACGTAATAAAAAGTTCAAAAAAAATCCCCGCCGGTTGAGGCGGGGACAAAAAAGGCCGGCATGGTGCCGGCCCTGAAAGAGTGTTTGGCGTAGCTAGAAAACCACTTGGGAGATCAAGGTTAAATCAGGTGAGGTGCCGGTTCAGTTAGAACTCGAAACGGAAGCCGCCCTGGATGCGGTACTGGACTTTGATGTCCGTTCCGAAGTCCCTTTCCGCGTCAACGTAGAAAGAACAGTTCTCCGAGAGGCCGACATTGGCACCGATGCCTGCGCTGTACCACGTGCCCGCGAGGTCCGTGCTGTCATGCATCGCGACATCCTGGTAGAGCGTTTCGTCTCTGTCGCCCAGGAATTCATGCAGGACGGAACCCTTGGCGTAAATCCGGACCGGGTTTTCCGTGCCCGTCCCGAATTCCTTTGCCACCAGAAGACCGAGGCGGCCCACGAGGCTGTCCATGTCGTCCTGGTAGATTTTTGCGCCGTTGTCCGAGGTGTAATCGTCACCCCAGAGGTAGCTGTACTTGATCTGCGCCTGCGGTTCCACGGACCAGGACCAGCCAAGGTCGAATTTGTGGCCGTACTCGGCGCTGGCGCTGAAGCCCCAGTTCTCGAAATCGCCGCCGTCGCTGTAGTCCGAGGAGTAATGCGTGAACAGCTTGCCGGCTTTGGTGACGACATCGACGTAGTCGCCGCTTCTGCCTTTGAACGTGCCATAGAGCGCGCCGTCTGTCATATATACGCTGCCGTCTCCGTCATCATACTTTTCGGTGCCCCGGCTGTGCTCAATGGCGCCGCCGACGAAAATGTCACCGAAGGAGAGCGGGATCCTCCTGTCGTAGCCGAGCTGAAGCGTGTTCATGCTGACGTCAAAGGCCTGGGTTCCGCTCCTGGCAAGCCTTCTGTTGATGACTCTGCCCCAGGCGCCGTCGTTGTTTTTGCTCCAGCGCAGTTCGCCGAGACGCTTCAGCAGCGTGTCGTTGTCGCGCCAGATGGAAGCGGCGGCGTTATGCGCCGATCCGGGGACATAGGCGTTGGCGTTTGCAACGAAGCCGTTGTCGAGGGGGGTGAGAGCGTTGTCGGCGGCCGTGGTTTCAGGCGTCAGATACCAGGCATCCTCATTGTTTTCTGAGGAGGCTGTTGTGTTTTCACTGTCGCTGGTTCCGGCCTCAGAGGAAGCGGCTGTGCCTTCACCGGCGCTGGCAGCGGCCATAGAAGCGGCGGCCATCTTCGCTTTGGCGCCGGCCACGGCCTTGGAAGAAGCTGTGGTGGCTGCGCTGTCACCGACCGCGGCTCCGGAGGAAGCTGCGCTGTCTGAGCTGTCACCGGTCACGGACCTGGAAGGATCGGCTGTGCCCGTATTGCCGCCGGCAGAGGCTTCGGAGGTGACGGGTTCCGTCTTTACGAGGAACGTCTTGTTATAGATTTTATCCCAGTTGCGGACCAGCACTTCATGATCAACGTTAAACGCGGCAGCGCCGCTGGCGGTTCTGGCGAAATACAATTTATCGCCTTCTCTCATGCCATTGAGGCTGGAATTGTCTGCCGCTTCAACCCGGAACGTCTGTCCCGTCCCTCCTCCCACATAAAGGAAGTCGCTGTCCTCCGCGTTTTCATAGGTGGAACGCTGATTGTCGTGATACGTCAGATCCATGCGGAAGGTGCCCGGAGTTCCGTCTGCGGAAAGGTGTCCGATCTTTATCTGATGGGCTCTGCCTTCCAGATCAACTGTGCCGCCGGAGAGCTTCAGTGTGGAGACAGCGCTGTCCGCTGTCACTTTCCAGGTGGATCCTCCGTTTACGGAAACATTTGTGGCTGCTTCCGTTCCGGACAGGGACGATTTGCCGGTCCAGACGCTTCCTCCATTAAGCGTGATATTTGCCGTGCCGCCCTGGTTGCTGAGGCTGCCGTTCCAGGATGACTGATCGAATTTCGCCGTCAGCTGTCCCGCGAACGGAGACATGGACGTATTTTCTTCATACACCTTCACTCCATTGAGTATGTTACCGTTCATGATAGCATGGTTAGTGAAGGAAAGATTCATGATTCCTTTGTTATCCGCGGTGTAATCCGATGTGCCTGTCAGTGAGGAATTCCTGCCGGAGTAGACTGCGTTCAGCGAGTTATTCCCTTCGGCTTTCAGATTTCCTACCTGGTGCGCATCGGAAAGGTTGAGGGAAATAGAGGAACCAGTGCCCGTGACGGCATTCACATCGCCCGTGATGGACGAGTTTGTGCCGCTCATATTAAGTTCCACCTTTCCGCCATCACTTGCTCCGATTGCGACAGTGGAGGAACTGCCTTCCCTTGGGGCAATAGAGCTATCACCGGTCATATTTGCCAGGAGAGAAGTTCCCTCTCCATCCACTTCTATTTTCCCGGTGATCTGCATCTGCTTAAGTTCGGCAGAGTTTTCATTGATAGTTAAAGTGGAACCATCGGTGAGTAAAATACTATTATCCTTTATTCCCTTTAGTAGAGGATTATCTTCCGCTTTGTCCGATGGCGAAATTTTCATCACTCCGTCCGCTCTGGGGGTAATGGTGATATTTCCTCCCTCTCCATAAATTGTTCCAATAATATCTATCTCTGATGCTTCAAGATTGACTTCAAATCTTCCTTTTTTCCCAGTCCCTGCATAAATTGAATAATTATCTGTAGAATCAAGTTTTATCACATTAGATTTTATGGATATACCGTTGCCATAGTTTTCAGATCTATAATGGCTGCCTATGGCAGGGCGGGATTGGCGTATTGTCAAAAACCAAAACTTAACATCTTCAGATTCAGTCTTAATAGTTACAACACTGTTATCCCCGCCTTCAATATTAATTCCTGTTCCATTATCCACCAATCCGAAACCTGCTTTGGAAGTGATATTGAGATTTTTAAATCCATTGATATTTACTTTACCATCACCCTCTGTGAATACGCCATCATCATGAGTAGTGATATTGATATCTCCAGATGCTCTTATATTTGTAGAATAATCGCTGATAACGCCCTTATCTGTCCATTTATTTCCTATAAAATCAGAAAGTATAGTAATATTTTTTGCAGAAACATCGGCGTCTCTGATAGGTGAACCATCACTGCGTGAACTGTTAGTCCAAGTAATGACAAGATTCCTGTCAGGATAGTTGTATGATTTAAAATCTCCTTTAGCTGTATCTCCTCGTGTATTACTGATAAGTTGGTTTGTTAATGTTTCTGTATTTGTCGTCGCATCATAGCTAGCATAAGCAGATGATATAGGAAGTGTAATAAATAATACACCTGAAAACAAAGAGAGTCTTTTGGGATACATCTTCTTCCTCCAATTAAAAATTCACCATTCAACCCAAATATTCAATCGTTGCAGGTTGTCGTTCAACGCCATCGAACCACAGGTCATCACATGACAAGTCCAGGCCGTCATTCCATTCTACGCCATAGCCTCCATGAGATACACGAACCTGTTTGAAGAGATATTGATCAGCCAGTGGAGCAAACACATCCCAAGACCTAATCAGGGGAGTGAAGTCAAAGACCTTGACAGTGCCATCGGTAAAAGTCACTTCCAGTCTGAAATCTGGAAGGGGAGTCACAGATACAATGCGGTGATGCATAAGAACCTCCTTAGACAAGGGGCGGGAGCTTCTTGATTTGCTTATTATTCCACATGGCGAGGAGTTCGCTCTGATGCAGAGCCATCCACTCCTGAACAAGTTTCAAGGCTCTGGCAGGCAGATCTCCTTCGATCATATTCATAGAACGAAGATCAAGTATTCCTTCATATTCTCCATAAATAGCATGGATATGCGGAGGGTTGTGCTCTCTCATGCTGAAGAACATTTTAATGATAATTCCATAGAACATAGTTATCATCGGCATGTTTATCTTCCCTCCATATCTGACCACGCCCAGACAATATGTCCCCCTATTGCTTTTCTCCAGTCGCCTCCATAATCATCTCTAAGACTGTAGACCACGGGGGGATTAAGCGCCACGTTATCAGAATAAAAGGTGATACGGATGTCTTGCATCCCTCCGTCCTTGCGGATGGGTGTTAAAGCCACACGCTTAATCATGCCGGTTCCATCAGGGTCCAGAACAAGCATGATCCTACCCGGGGTGGCACAATCAATATCCTGCCTATCAACCAAAACTATATCTTCTGGCCTCAAAGTCGGTAGCATTGAAGTAGAATGATTCCCGATGCGTACAGCTATCAGGTCGTGTTTATGCATGACTGACTTCTGATATCGCCACACGAGGAACCAAGAGATTAATCGTCCTTGGGGGATAATACCGGGGCCGGCGCCTACCTCGTCTACCAGAGGCACAGCTAGATAGTCTTCGCTTGCAGCTGGCGGAAGGCCGTCTCCGGCTGGGACGACTTTGGCATCAACGAAGCACACTTCTCGGGCTAAATCTTGATGCTCGAGCTCTCTCCCTGGCAATGTGATTGTAGCGTGCAGGGCTTCAAATACAGGTTCTAGAGTCTCAACCCTGGGAACATTTTTTCCAGAAAGCCAACGCCAGAAAGTGGGGGCATTCACTCCGAGAGCTTTTGCGGCTCTCTCATTGTTGCCTCCATGGATAGTATCCTTGTACTTCCTCAGGATATTTTGGATGTCTTCTTTCAGGCTCATACTCACTCCTTATGAGAGTTATTGCGTTTCTGCAATTACGAAAATGAAATAAATCTTGCTAAAAATATTTCATTAGTGTAATTTTTCGTCATGGACACTATCACTACAGAGATCCGTGCCTTCCTCGTTGCGAGTGGGATGACCCAAAAACGGCTTGCCGAGGTCTCAGGCCTCAGCGAGGCCACTATCTCTCGGCTGATGACGGGCCAACAAAAAGACACGTCATCCAGGAGGGCCGCCATCCTTAGACGAGCACTGGCACTGCTGACGAAGGAAGAGCCCAACAAACAGATAGATTCGGCCAATGTCGTAGAATCTTTATCAAAACCGCCGGAGACCCACCGATGAGCGCCGGATTCTATTTCACCAGGCACGCGCTCGAGCGATGCCGGGAACGCGGGATCGATCCGGAGGAGGTGCTCACTGCGCTCACCTCCTGCCGGACGCGCGAACGCGTTCGTCGGTTCAGGGAAAGGCGGAAATCAAAAGGCGGAAATCATGAGACACTGGTTCAAGCTTCCAGATGACAGCGTGACCAACCTGCGCTTTCTGTCTATTTCCCGGAAAGTCGGGCAGTCTCCGGCCGTCGTGAGCTTCGTGTATCTCGCTGCTATGTCATGTGCCTCCGCTAGCGAGGCCAATGGCAGTCTGCGGGATTTTCACGCCGAAGATATTGACGCCTTTGGCGGCCTCGAGGACGGCACGACAGCCAGTATCATTGAAGCTCTCACTGTCGCAGGCATGATCACGGAAGACGGCTGCATCGCCGATTGGGAAACAACTCAGTCGGTCCCTACGGAAGAGGCTGTCGAGGACCGCAGGGCATACAAGAGGGAGTGGGCCCGCAGGAAGAGAGAGGAGAGCCGGATGGCTGATTCTCCTGCTAGTGGACAGCCTGTAGACAGCTGTAGACACGATGTGGACACGAGTGGACAGCCTGTAGACAGCTGTAGACACCATAAAGAGAAGATAAGAGAAGATAAGATAAGAGATCTAAAACACACCCCCCTTACCCCCCAGGGGGAAACGGGTGTGGGTGGGGAAGGAACCTCCGAGAAATCCTCGGCAGTTCCTCCGGCCACAGATACGTCCACGGCTCCACAGGTGGACACCTCTCACGGCAACCCCTGCTGGAAGGAGTTCTGCTACGTCTTCTCTCTCTGGCCCGTACAGCAGGGCAAGGAGAAGGCGTGGAGAGAGTACGCCTACCTCAGGGCCCGTCACCTCGTCCCTGAGTCCTACGCCCTTGCGGACATCATCGAGCGCTTCAAGGCGGAGGATCGACGATGGAAACGCGGCTATGTGCCCATGATGAACAACTGGCTCCACGACCGGAGATGGGACGACGTGCCGGAGAAGGCGCCGGCCAAGAGCTATGCCCCGGATGAGAACGGGCGGACGCCGTATGTGAACGAAAATGACCAGGACTACTCACGGAGCTACAGCGCTGACATTTTCAACGCTGCCGAGGAGAACGAATATGCGTAGAGCTGAAGAGATTACGCCGGCTGTTTTCAGGGCGAAGGACAGCCGTAAGGCAGTGTGCCCGAAGCACGGGCCGTATATGGACTTCCTGCTTCTTCCCCACAAGGGACTGTGGAGCGGATGCCCGATGTGCAAGCAGGAACACGACCATGCTGCCGCGGCTCAGGATGAAGCCAGGGCGAAGGCCGAGATTGCAGCCTGGAACATTGAGCGCCTTATCGGACAGACCTGCATCCCCCCGAGGTTCGCGAACAGGAGCTTCGCCAACTTCAGGACGGACGAGCCTGACCAGAAGATGGCCCTCGGTATCTGCGTGAGATACTCTGAGACAGACTGGGAAAGTACAATCCGGAACGGCCGCAATCTCTGCATCCTCGGACGCCCCGGGACCGGAAAGACGCACCTCGCCGCCGCTATGGTGCGCTCAGTCGTGAGCAGGGGCTACCCGGCCGTGTACGTGAAGGAGCCTGACATCTTCCGGCGCGTCAAGGAGTCCTACATGTCCCGGACGCTGAGCGAACGGCAGGCTATGGCCGATTTTGTGAAGCCCGCCCTTCTCGTCGTCGATGAAGTCGGCAGGCAGTACGGGACTCAGGCAGAGCGGTCGATGTTTTTTGACGTCATTGACCAGCGCTATGAGAACATGAAGCCGACGGTGCTTGTGTCGAACCTGGACCAGGCGCACTTCTGTGAGCTGATGGGGCCTGCTATCTGCTCAAGGCTTTCCGAGGGGGGAGGGAAATTCCTCGTGCTCGCCGGAAAGGACATGAGAAGGGAGGTTGCCCGACATGGCCTCGCTTAACTCCGTCACACTCATCGGCCTTCTCGGCCGTGATCCCGAGGAGGTGCACGCCGGGCAGAGCCGCTTCGCGCGCCTCTCCGTGGCCACTGATGACGGCTACCGTGACCAGTCGGGCCAGAAGGTGGAGCGCACCACGTGGCACTCCGTGGCTGTGAGCGAGAAGACAGCTGATTTTGTCCTGAAATATTTGCACAAGGGGAGTCAGGTCCTTGTGCAGGGCAGATATCTCTCCCGGAAGTACCAGACCAAGGACGGCCGCGACGCCGTGTCCTGGTATGTGCAGGCGCAGCGGGTGCAGTCCCTCGACTCCGTCCACCACGACGGACAGCAGGGGCACCAGCAGGGGGGATACGACGATGGCTGGAAGTAAGGCTCCCACCCCCACGGAGCACGAGGAGCAGGCCGCGCTCATCCGGTGGTGGTCTATGTACGCCAGAGCGCGTCATATGCCGAACTTCCTGCTCATGGCGATACCGAACGGCGGCAGGCGCACGACTGTAACAGGCGCCAGGCTGAAGGACGAGGGCGTCAGGGCCGGCATTCCCGACCTTTTCCTGGCTATCGCTAGAGGGGAGTGGCACGGGCTCTGGATCGAGATGAAGCGTCGGAAAGGCGGATTCCTCTCCGACCCTCAGAGAGAGGCTCTGCTGGCTCTAAAGCTCGAGGGCTACTACACGGCCGTGTGCTACGGCTGGGACGAGGCGAGAGAAGCCATCGTCGACTATCTGGGGGACGCGAGATGAGAAGCCGATCAAAAATCTGGACTCCGGTGGCTGATATGATGCTCACCGCGCTCTGTCTGTCGGGGACGCCGGCATGTGACATAGCCAGAGCGCTGCACCGCCCTGAGAAGGAGTGCCGCAGGAGGGCGAAGGAACTCGGCGCGGTAATGCCGGCCAAGCCCAAGCCTTACAGCCCCTCTTTCGCAGCTGACGAAGAGGGCATCCTGCCAGAGAAGGAAGACCTCGTGGAGGCTATGTGGACTGGATCAAGACGAGGAGGGTACGATGTGGACGCCTGACCGTGACGCCGAGCTGCGCAGTCTCGGAGTGGAGACGTATATCAGCCGGAACCCCGGAGCTGACGTGCACGAGGTGCTGGACCGCTACCTGCTCCTCCTTGACCCCGAAGGACGCGCCGCGCTGCTCAGGGAGAAGAACCGGGACATCGAGACGGGGAAGTGGACGCAGCCGCCGCGCCGGAAGAGCTGGCTCCACAGCCACAGACGCCCGTCCCCGATCCGGTGAGGGCCGGGCAGGAGATAGGGGGCTCGACGGGGAACCCCTTCGGTCACGGCATTCCGCTGCGTACGATGTAGGTGAGGGGAATATGGACGAGTTCGACGAGTTTCTGACTGAGCTCAGGCGCAGGGTACCAGAGAAAAAAGAAAGGGGCAGCCCGAAGGCTGCCCAGATAAATAGGTAAGGGAATATTATATAGATCCCGTAAGGAAAAACTACTTGTATTCCTTATCCTTTTTTACCTTGATGGGGAAGGGCCTGCCAGTTTTGCTGCGAATTACCCTTCCGCTTTTGGTACGAAATGACATCCGGTAAATAACGGTATAGCCGTTAAATTCCTTCCTCATGTCGAACCTCCAGTTTACCACCGGAGCTTGACTTGAGCGAATCCTTATCATACTTGAATTTTGCGAGAATTCGAAGTGTGCAAGGCCCCAACAAGCCAAACCTCTACCAGGTCTCCGGAGAGTTTGGGATTCCTGGCATATTTCTGCCCTGCCGGCACAAAGTGCCAGCAGGGCTAATTTTTAGTGCGTCGATGCGGTACCGCACGAAATGTCGATCATTCTAAATCAACTGCCCCCCTCCTGGAATTTGCTGTTGTTAAGGGGCAAGATGCTTCTCTTGCAAGATCGTCCTCTTTAAAACTGATTTTATGGCATAAATATTTAAATTTTGTGTGATCGTTTGTTAGGTGTTGTAATGCTCCTGCGATTATTCCAGGAGAAACGCCAAGGTCGTTAGAGATATTGATTATGTCACTTTCTGATTGAGCGGAAATGATGCGTTTCTCTTCTCCTTGGTACAGTACTTTTGCAGCAAAATCGTCAGCACGTTTTTCGCGGGCATCCTCTTTTTTTCTGTCATTTCCAAGGATGTCTTTCTTGCCATCTTTTAAGACGTGACAGACTTCGTGAAAGAAGCTAAACCAAAATATCCCTTCGTATTTTCCTCTGTCGCTGAGCATGATGATTGCCGTTTTGCCGTTAAGCCACTTTGTAGCTCCTACCCATGAAAGGCCTGATATGCTTGGCGTAAGAACAACGGCAACGCCTGCGCTTTGGCAAAGGCTTTTAAGCTTTGGAATAAATTCCTCCTGTGACAAGCGGGTCAATTCTCGTAGCTGAGGAATCAGTCTCTTGAGACTTTCCCTATTGGTCTCAATATTGAAGTTGTCTCTCAGAACTTTTTTTTCGCCCATGCGGAGCCATATGGACGCCAGATAAGAGTTGCTGGCGAAGGCAGGCGATCTGCGGGGGGCTGCGTCAGGTTCAAGCCACAGATTGTACCACGAGCGAGGGGAAGCAACTCCAAAGAAATCAAGTAGCTGCTGGTATCTCTCGGAGAGTTTTCTCGTCATCTTGACCCAGCCGCGCTTTGCCAGTTCTGCATACTTGAATTTTTTTATCCATTTTATGTTTGCTTCTGCTTCTTTTTTTATATTGCATTTTGTTTCATATGCATCATATAAAGCTTGTAATTTTAACCAGAAAGTTGAAGTAACACCAGTTACACGCTCAAGAGCATTTGCCGTTTCTGGTGAAACGGCAAACTTTCCATTTAAAATTCTAGACAGATTTTGAATGGACATACCGAGTCTCTTGGCAAACTCTGCACGAGACATACCGGAACTTTCTATATATTCTGATATTGTTTCACCGGGGTGAACGGCAAAATCAGGTTCGTATATATTAGACATAATAAAAATCCGTTAATGAGGGTCATCTATTTTTGTTATGGTAACTTCATCAATAGCATTATAGTTAAGTACCTGCTCTTTTGGTCTTGGTATTTTTTTGACACCTTTTGGCCGAAAGTACAGTCTAAAATTATGGCTGATGTCTACTGTGAAAAGTCCACGCTCATTGTTGCTGTGTTCATGACAATTGGCAAAAGTAAGCTTGAAGATGTCGGCAAGGTTGCTGGCGGCGTGCAGCTCGTTCAACCGTTCGGCGATTTTTCGAGCTCGATCTCGGCCATAGGTGGCGAGACGTTTTCTGCCATCATTAAGGCTTTTTTTGAGGAATTTACTCTGGAAATTAACTATCATAACAAGATGTTGGCGTCAATGGTTAGCTCGACGATTTCAAAAAAAAATTGAACTCATTAGGTTCAGATAATCGAAAAGCTAACGGATAGCAAGTATTGTATGATATTTTAGGTGGCAAGGCTGGAACGTCGCTGTCGTGGCCGCCCGCTTCGCCCGCGGCGACTGGAAGCCTGAGCTAGCCTAAGGGGGAGATTTCGACCCCGTTAATCGGTTGAGGCTAAAAATGACAAGTATCTGCATACCAAATAAAACACATTTCGTTGGCAATGGCGTGAAGTTTGAGCGCATCCGCCGTATCACAGGTTACCTTGTCGGCACGCTGGACCGTTTTAACGACGCGAAGCGCGCCGAGGAAGCGGATCGCGTGAAGCATGGAGTGGCGAGTGGGCGTGGGCGATAAGGAACTCCTTTACGGACTGTCAGGGATAGCCGCACGGTTCCGTGTCTCCAGGGGTACTGTACGCACCTGGTACGCCATGGGCGCTCCCATCATCAGGCTGGGGGAGCGCACCTACAGAGCCTTCTACGAAAACGTGGCAGCCTGGCTGGAATCTCAGGCACAAGGAGAATGGGAATGTACGAAGCAAAAATAGTTGACGAAATATGGAAGGCGCTGAACCATCTTCCGAAAAAGCCCCGGCCCCTCTCGCACATTATTTCACAGGCTTTATATGACGAGGCTGAAGCCTGTGGTGGGTTGTCTGATCTCCTTGGAACCATTGGCAGCTGGGGAGATACCCTGGATGATGAAGAGATCCTTTATTCCCTTCAGATTTTCAATAAAGAATCATAATTGCGCAATGATCCCCAGTGTCATTTCTGAATCATCGCGTTTATAGCCCGGTGCTGGCTGGGTAAAGTGCTCATCCAGCACCAAAACGTTCTCCATTTTCCCGACACTGAACATACGCCAGTCTGGAATGTTACCTTTGGAACTGCCTCCGCCTGTCTGATAGCAACGAAGTTTCAAGCCGTTCTTGTTTCTACCAAGACAATGGGGCTCGACAATACGGGGGAATCCGTCATAAAAGCATGACACGAGAAGTTTGTTCTGAATAGCTGTGATAATCTCGTTTTCTATCATTTTTTCTCCATAGAGAGGAGCCTGCCGGGGCTCTTCTCTTTTTTTTGGGCTTTCCGAAAAACCTGTCAACAAAAAAATTAACGGTCTCTAACGGTCTGTAACGGTTTCTAACGGTCTCTAACGGTTTCTAACGTCACCCAAAAACGCTCATGCAAAACCCTGTGGTACGGTTTCCCCAAAAGAAGGGGGCAGACCATGGGCAGAATTCCATACCGTAAACCGCCGAAGAAGGTGGTGGCCTCGGCAGCGCTTATCGCTCTTCTCGGTGGAGGGGCTGCCTATCTCAGCCTCGATACCGTAGCGGATTTTGAGGGGTATGTGCCGGAAGGCTACAAGGACCCTGTAGGCATACCCACCAAGTGCTGGGGCGATACCCGCGATGTCGTCGTGGGGCAGGAATACAGCTTCGAGGAGTGCTCGAGGTCTTTGAACGAACACCTCTACGAGAATGCCCGTCCCGTCACTATCTGCGTGAAGGATTTTGACAAGCTCCCGGACAAGACCAAGGCCGCGCTCGTATCCATGGCCTACAACATCGGGCCCACCGCCTTCTGCAAATCGTCTGTGGCCAGGTACTTCAATCAGGGACGCCAAGAGCGCGGGTGCGAGCGAATCAGCGAGATATATAAGACCGCCAGAGGGCAGGCCCTTCCCGGGCTGGAGCGCCGCCGTGCGTACGAGTCGGCCATGTGTCTGCGCGGATTGCAGGAGGGGAAGTAGATGTTCTCCTGGCTCACAAAAATTCTGACGTACATTCCCGGCATCGGGTCCATCATCGAAAAGGTGACTGGCGCATCCGCCGAAGCAGAGAAGATTCGCGCGCAGGTCGAGCTCGAGGAAGCCCGCGCCTTCAAGTCCGGCAAGGTAGCCCCCAGATATGTCCGCGGATACATCCTGAACGGCATCCTCGCCGGTGGCGCTATTGTCCTCGTTCTGTCGCTCGTCTGGCCGGATCTGCTGACCATCCCCCAGGACCTGCTCTCCCAGATGGAGAAGCTGATCCGCGTACTGGGAGCCGAGTAGTGGCGCAGCTCTCCCTAACCAACGTGCTGCTCGGTCTCCTTGTTAGCGTCGTGGCTTTTATTGGGCGGCGCATTATCGAGCGCCTCGACAAGCTGGAGGCGCAGCGCATCGTCTGTGTTCGCGATTTCGCCAAGCAGACGGACAATCAGAACGAGCACAACAAAATCTGGGAGAAGCTGGATAAGCACGAGTCCAGGATTACGAGGCTGGAGACCTCGCACAGGCTATGAACAACGGGCTGACATCCAAGCAGGAAAAGTTCTGCATAACGTATGTGGCAGAGGGAGGATCCCTGTCTGACGCTTACAGGGCGGCCTATAACTGCGAAAAGATGAAGCCTGAGTCTGTCAACAGGAAAGCCGCTGAGCTCATGGCCAACGGCAAGATTTCGGCAAGAATCAGCGAGCTCAGGGCGGAGGCAAGGCATAATGCCGTTGTTACGGTAGAAGAGCACCTCCGGGAGCTTGCCAGGCTTCGCGACCTGGCCGTTGAGACCAGGCAGTACGGAGCCGCCATCAAGGCCGAAACAGCGCGTGGCAAGGTCTCCGGTCTTTACGTGGACAGGCAGGAGAGCAGGGTAGACGCCAGGGTAGTCTACAGCTGGGAAAAAGACTGATGAAGCGCATTGTCATTCCATACAAACCGCGGTACCCGGAAGCGCACGCGGCTATCAGTAAGGCGCGATTCACTGTGCTGGTGGCCCATCGCCGTTTCGGAAAGACGGTGCTCTCGGTTAACCATCTGCTCCGTGCCGCTCTGACGAGCCGCATGGAGAGGCCAAGTTTCGCGTACATCGCACCGTTCCGTAACCAGGCAAAAGCTGTGGCCTGGGATTACCTGAAGCACTACTCCAGCGTGGTAGAGGGAAGGACCGTCAACGAGTCGGAGCTCTCTATTGAGTTCGGCAATGGCGCCAGAATCCGGATTTTCGGAGCTGACAATCCTGATGCTCTGCGAGGTCTGTATTTCGACGGTGTCGTTCTGGATGAGGTCGCCCAGATGCGCCACGAGGTGTGGGATGAGATCGTGCAGCCGGAACTGGCAGATCGTCAGGGCTGGGCCCTCTTCATCGGCACGCCCAAGGGCACGAACCTTTTCTCTGAGATATACGACCGCGCCCGTACGCGGCAGCAGCAGGGAGACACGACCTGGTGCGCCCTCTGTTACCGGGTGGACGAAACGGACGCTATTCCGGCCTCTGAGGTCGAAAGACTGCGGTCCGAGCTTTCCGAGTCCGCATGGCGGCAGGAGTTTTTGTGCGACTTCACGGCGTCCAGCGATGACGTGCTCATCACCATCGACATGGTGACGGAGGCCTGCGCACGCGAAGTGCACCCGGATACCAGTATCGGCATGCCGCTTGTCATGGGCGTGGACGTCGCACGGTTCGGCAACGACGCCAGTGTTATCTGTCTGCGGCGGGGGCTCGCTTGTCTGCCGCCCATGGTCTTCCGCGGGCTCGACAATATGCAGATGGCAGACAGGGTTGCCTTGGCTATCAGCGAAAACAGTCCTGCCTGTGTCTTCATTGATGCGGGGCAGGGGCAGGGAGTTATCGACCGGCTTATCCACATGGGATTTCCGGTGATCGAGGTTCCTTTCGGGGGCAAGCCTCTGAGCGGGAAGTTTGTCAACCGGCGTACTGAGATGTGGTACGGCGTCCGTGAATGGCTGATGGCCGGCGGCATCCTCCCGTCTGACTGTGCTCAGCTCAAGTCAGAGCTCACCATCCCCAGGTATTGGTATGACGCAGCAGGCCGTATCGTGCTGGAGCCCAAGGACCGAATCAAGGAACGCCTCGGGGCGTCACCCGACATCGCAGACGCTCTGGCTTTAACTTTTGCTGCTCCCATTGCCATAGATCAGCCATCTGTACAGAGCGGAGGCTTCGCTCTGGGCTACGAGCCTATGGGGTTCGGAGGACGTAATGCCAGTTACCTTTAACCCTGCCACCAGACAGGATCGCATTTCTGTTTTCTCCACCATGGAGATTGAGCGCACCCTGCGCTTCGTCATGTGGGGCTACGCTGCTCCGACGCTGGGTGACTGGATGGACGCTACTGAGTCGCTGGAGATGTATATCGGCTCCGATGAGCAGGGATTCGCCATGGCAACGTGGGCTTTTCCCCTGCAGGGGCGTGCGCTTCCCGTACATTTTGTTGGGGCGCGCCGGGTCTTTGCCATGGCTGATGAGTACGCCCGCGCTATGTGCCGTATGTGGTTCGATACCCACCAGGAGGCGTCGTGTCTTCTCGGCATCACGCCCAGGCCTTTCGGCCATGTATTCAGGCACTCCCTGCACATAGGCTGGAAGAGGCATGGGGAGATTCCCTGTGCGTGCGTACTTGGAAGCGGCAGATGCGTATCAGCAGTCATCACGTCGCTGGACAGAGAATCCGGAGGTGAAGAGTAATGGGTGCAGGTGGCTTTGTGAGGAAGATTTTCGGCGGCGGAGGCGGCGGTGGAGGTGGTTCCTCCTCCAATGCCCAGGCGGCTGCCGAGGCAGAGGCTGCCAGAAAAAGGGCTGAAGAAGAGAGAGCCCGACAGCAGGCAGAGCTGGAACGTCAGCGTAAGCTCGCTGAGGAGGCCGCTGAAAGAGCCAGGCAGGCGAAGATATACGCGGATAAAGTCGAGCAGGTCCGTCTCTCCGCTGCAACTCAGGATTCCCCCACGAAGGATAGCGGCGCCTCCTCTATGGAGGAGAAACGCAAGTACCGCAGAGGGAACGCTACCCGTCTCACGGGGAACCTGGGCACGGACGGTACGGTTACGACAGCTGCTGGCGCAAGGCTTGGCGGCACCGGAGGGAATCTGTAATGGGGGTAGGACTCGCAATAGGGGCAGGACTTCTTTTCGGCGGTCTGTCTTTCGCGTCTTCCATGATGCAGGCGAAGGCCGCGGCCGAGGCCGCTGACAAGCAGGCCCGCATTGCACGTGAGCAGGCGGAAGCCGCCCGCCAGCAGGCTCAGGCCATGCAGCAGCAGGCAGATGCAACCCGCCAGCAGGCCGACAAACAGTCTCAGGCGGCACAGCAGCAGCTCGTCGAGACCCAGCGCTACAACAAGGAGATGGAGTCTGCGCAGTCCCAGCAGGAAGCCGAGGCGGCATACGTACGCGATACAGAGCGCCGCAGGCTCGTTCAGAGGCAGGGTATCTCCGGCACTATTCTCACCAGCGGACTGGGTGGGCTGAGTGACACGGGAAGCAGGACACTCACATCGGGCGTGAAGCTCGGTGGCGGAGGTCTCAATGGCTGATATTTCCTTTAAGGAGGCAAGGCAGCTCTGTAGTCACGTCGAGGGGCTCCGCAACGAGCGCCTCGATGAATGGCGCGAGCTCTGCGCCCTTTTCCTGCCGCACCGCGGGCGCTTCAGGGGTGAAACTCCCGAGGGGCTGCGTGAGCGCCGGCAGTACAACAACCACGCCACGGCAGCGCTCATCGAAGCTGCGGCCATGCTTACATCCTGCGCCACGCCAGAAGGGCTAACCTGGTTCGGACACGATTACCTCGACCCGGCAATGCGTGAGATGTCAGGGGCGCTGGAGTGGCTCAAGAATGTGGACGACATTATCAGGCTGGAGCTTAAGCTGGGCGGCTTCTACGAGGCTATCGACGCCTGCAACCAGGAGCTACTCGGCGTGGGCTGCTGTCTGCTGTCGGTCATGCCTGGACGAAGCAAGCCGCTGATTTACAGGTGCTGCACTGTTGGTACCTACGCAGTGGCGATTGACCGCGAACGCGAACTGGACTGTGTGGTTGAGCACGAATACTTCACGGCCCGGGAGCTGGTGGAGTCCTTTGGTGAGGCCCGCTGTTCCGAGGCGACGCGTAAGGCCGCCACGGAGACGCCGTATAAGATGATTGACGTCACACACATGACCTACGTCCGCAGGCAGGCTCCGATGGAGTCCATGGCCAGTACGGACATGCCTGTAGGCTCAGTCTGGTGGGAACCCGACGGCAGGGACTTTCTGGCCAGGAGTGGGTATGAGTCGATGCCCTATTTTTTCACTGTCTGGCACGACGGCGGGCGTTCCATATACGGAACGGGACCAGGTGACCTTGCCCGGTGCGACCAGCGGCAGGTGAACGCCCAGGAGCTCTACAAGTCCCTCGGTCTGGAGAAGATGATTGACCCGCCGCTCGCCATCCCGGCCAACATGGCGGGGAAGATCGACTCCACGCCGGGAGCCCGCAACGTAGTGGCCTCTCTGCAGGGGACGCAGGCGGTCATGCCGCTGTACTCCGTGGATTTCTCCCGTGCCGTACAGGCAGTCCAGCAGGAGATTCAGATAGTGAGCGGCAGGCTGGATGACATTCTGCTCCGCAATGTGTTTTCTGTCCCGCCCGATGAACTGCTGAAAGGGATGACGGCAACGGCCGTCGTCGCCCGCCGTCGTGCCGCTCTCCAGAAGATGGGACCGGCCATCAACCGCTACGAATCCCGCATCCTTTCCGGAGTCATTGAGCGCACCTATGGGGTGCTTGCCTCTATGGGGCTGATTCCGGAACCTCCATTCCCGGAGGCCGCCAGCCCTCTTCAGATCTCCTACCAGTCTCCTCTTGCTGAGGGTCTGAAGCAGAGCGGTTCAGACTCTATTACGGCGTTTCTGCAGATAGCCCAGCCGATCATCCAGGCTGTTCCGGACTGCGCTGATAAAGTGGACTTCGACCAGGTGCTCGATATTTGCGCGAGGTCTCTCGCTGTAGATCCGTCCATCATCCGATCCGACGAAGACGTTGCGGCCATCAGGAAGCAGAAGGCTGAAGCCCAGCGTCAGCAGATGGAGCAGGAACGCCAGAGGCAGGAGATGCAGCAGGCTGCCCAGCTCGGCAGCGTGAAGACTGAAGGGACACTGGCCGGCGCTCTTATGGGCACCAATCCGGAGGCAGCAAATGCAGGATTCTAACGAGGCCAGGCAGGCAGTCCTCGACCTGCGGGAAGTTATCCTCACGCCTGCAGGATATCGTGTCTTCATACGTCTTCTGCATTCCTTCGGGTACGGCTCTCAGATGACCGTCTCTGAAGAAGCCGTCATCCTTCACAACCTTTCCAACAACATTCTCGCAGCGATACAGGAGGCCGATCCTCAGACGTGCATCGACATGATCGCGGAGCTTCGTGGAATCCTGCCGCTGGTATCGACAAATCAGGAGAAGACCAATGCCTAACGAAAACACCGACACATCCCCCGCCGCAGCTGCGGGTGCAGCCACCGCACAGACTCCTGCAGCCGCGGACCCCACTCCCGCGAATAGCACGGCTCCCGCCGCGGAGACCGATCCCTATACATCCATAGGAGCAGGGACTGGCCCCCAAGGAGCATCTCCGGAAAAGTGGCAGGATGCTCTTCCAGAGTCCATGCGTGAGGCGGCTGGCGGCTTCGCCAGTGCAGATGAGGCCGTGCAGGCCATGAAACGCGGCATGGACTACCATCCTGTAACCAGCGCAGAAGAAGTGGATCTGAAGTTCCCGGAAGGTATCTCCGTAGACGAGGAACAGAATCTCGCTTTCCGGGAGCTCTGCGTCAAAACGGGGCTCACCAGGGCACAGGCGCAGGCCCTTGCTGACTGGCAGATAGAGTCCGAGACAGCCATGATGAAGGCCCGGACCGAGTCAACTACAGAACAGCTCAAGAAGGAGTGGGGTGCTGACTACGTCCGCAGGGACGATCTTTCCCAGCGCGCCCTCCGCGCTCTCGATAAACGGGTCGGCGGACAGAACGAGCTCACCAGCGCACTGATCAACAGCGGTGCATGGAGTCTTGCTCCCGTACGCATGGCGTTCGCCGAACTTGGCGGGCTGATGTCAGAGGACTCTCTGTCTGGTGGCAGAGGCGCTGCCGCTCCGGACGTTCCTGAAAGTCCCGAATCTACATATTCCAGATTTTTTAATCGTGGATAGATAGGAGGAAAATCATGTCTATTCTCGCACAGACGCTCAAAGAGATCGCTATCGACAAGGCGAAAAAGCGTCCCGAACTCGTGGACTATCTTCTCGAGGAAACCCCTGTGCTCGCCAGGGCAAAGTGGATCCCCGCTTCTCACGGCCTCTGGAACGTCGAAGAGGTGCTGAAGGCCGTGGATGGGCCCTCCTGGGTCGACCTCGGCGCACCGCTTCCCGCCATGCAGGCCCGCACCGGCCTCGAGCAGACCTACGTCTCCGTTCTTGGCGGCGAGGTCGAGGTCAGCAAGGACAAGGCTGACCAGTTCGGCGGCCCGTCCAAGTACTTCGCCCGCAGGGAACGCGCCATTATCCGCAAGGCCGGTATGGACACTGAGGCCGCCCTCTTCACGAAGCAGTGGCGTGCCGCCGCGCTCAAAAAAGGGACCAAAATATCCTGTGGAGGGACCACATCCAATGCCCAGTCCACTATCATGGTGGTCCGCATGAGCGACGAGCTTAATACGGGCATCTATGACCCGGCCTGTTTCTCCAGCGGGTATCTCGTGGACATCAGGCCGATTAACGGAGGTCAGGAGTACCATCTCCGTACACAGTCGGGCGTGCTCGGGTATGGCGTGTCCTACCGTGGCCGCTTTGGCTGGCAGCTGCTGGCTCCCGAGCGCACAGTTTGTGCCCTGGTCAACATCGAGGATGGCCATCTTCCCACGGAGATGCAGCTGCAGGAGGCTATCTCCAATGTACGCGGCAGCGCCGCCAGCACTATGATTATCGGTCATCCGCTGGTGCTCGGCAAAGTGTTCGGCAGCCTTAAGCTCGCCAAGCTGGAGTACAGCAACGGGGATACAGCTCTCAACCATGCCGTCACGTCGTACTACGACATCCCGATTTATGGCTCCTACAACCTGCCCAACGGCTCCGAAGCCGTTGTGTCCTAAAGGAGAAAGACAATGGCTTTTGATTACGCCCAGCCCATGAATCACTGGTATGACCAGTACTTCAGTAAAAATGCCGCTCTCGGCAGCACCATAACCTCTGATGCTCTCTGCTGCGGCGGAACTCAGGGCGGCGTCATCGTCGTCGTTGAGGCCGCCACGGGATGCACCATCTCCGGCTCCAATACTGTCAGCCTGACCTTCCAGCACAGTGATACCGCCGACGGCTCCTTTGCTGCCGTATCTCCGGCTGTCTCGGTTTCCGTTGGCGCCGGAACTTTTGCCGCAGGGGACGTGCTTATGCGGGCTATTGTGCCCGCCGGAGTGAAGGATTTTGTGAAGTGCGTCCTCACAGGAACGGCCACGGGCACCGTTAACGTGAGCCTCAACTATCTCGCAAGGTAGGGGCCGGGTTTGGGCGTCCCGACAAAACGCCCGCATACGGTTCATGGAGGGATGGCGTGATAAATTCCCAGACAACAAAAAATCTGTACAGGGGCAATGGGAGCACCCTGTCGTACCCGGTGACCTATCCTTTTTACGAGGCGGAAAACCTGCTCGTGCTGGTGGCAGTCGGAGAGGTCGAAGAAACGCTCTCCCTGGGCGCAGACTACTCAGTTGCCATTAACACGGACGGATCGGGTGGCACTGTCACGTTTACGTCGGCGGAGCGTGTCCCTGCAGGGTGCACCATAGCTATCATGCTTAACATGGCACTCGTGCAGGAACTCGATCTCTCGGCGGTTTCACACATTGATACGGAGAGCCTTGAACAGGAACTCGACAAGCAGGTCCAGTATATCCAGCAGATGAGTGAAGGCCTTTCCCGCGCAGTTAAGACGAACGCCACGTCGGAGATTTCTCCGGACAGGCTCGTATCCAGCCTGTTCGCTGCCAGAGACGAGAGCGTGGCGGCGAAAAACGCAGCCGAGACTGCTCAGGCTTCGGCTGAAGCCGCACAAAATGCGACGGAGGCAGTTGAATCGTCGGTCCTGGAATCTGTCGCAACAGCTACAACCGCTGTCAACGAAGCAGGCGCTGCCCAGGTCTCTTCGGTGAACTCCGCCGGAGCTGCCCAGATCAGCAGCATCCAGTCCGAAGGCGCAACCCAGGTAACCAGTGTTACCTCAACTGGCACAACCCAGAAAACGGAGATGCAGGCTCTTGTGACTGCGGCGTCCGGGTATGCAGAACTGGCACACACTTATGCCCAGCAGGCCTCTCCTGAAGGCGTTGTTCATATAACCGGCGATGAAACCATTACCGGAGCTAAGACATTTACTGAAAAACTGTTTCTGGCACCTAAAGAAGACGACCGATGGTTGCAGACATACATCTATGGTGCAGAGAACACGCTGAGCCTCAAAATTCAGAACCGGACAATAGATTCGATAACTGACTCTACTGGTTATCCAGCAAGAGGTTCAATTACATTAGAAGGGTATGACTCTGGTCAGGGCAGGTTTTCTCTCTTGGCTCAGAGTAAATATGATACTACTAATCAAAGGTACTATCAGTATAAGCTAGTAGGGACATCTGATGGAGCGTTAACGTGGACTGGCGGGGATTACTCCTCTTCCGGGAAAATAGAGATTGTCGATTCATCGAATTTTTCAAGTGATACAGGATATATTCGTTATTCTAGTGGCCTTCAGCTGTGCTGGGGATGGACTGGTGTTAAATCGGTTGCCAATAATACCGTTATTTCTTTTTCCTTCCCTAAGGCATTCACAAGTGCACCATATGTGGTCTGCTCAATGAGCCGTGGAGAAGCCTATTGGGCCTCATTCAATGAAACTGTAAGCTCAACTACTACCGCGGGGACTGTCGCCACATTTGTGGCGTATGGCTCCGATATTAGTGGGACCGTGGCTTACAATTGGTTTGCTGTTGGGCTTTGGAAATAGGAGATATGTGTGACTTTTGAACTTTCGCAGATTTTCACTGGCGAGTATCCGCCCGAAGCGGCTGAATGGTGCAACAATAGCGGCACATACCATATCGAAGAAATCGCCCCTGAGAACAGTCAGAGGCGTTTTCAGATTGTCGAGAATCCTCAGCCTACATCTGAAGAGCAGGCTGAGCAGGAGCGGCTTCGCAAAGATGCTGAGGCTGAGGCGGCCAGAGTGCCCGACCTAGAGGCGGCTGTGGCGGAGCTGGGCGTGACTTCCGCCTCCGACAAAGAAGAATCGGACGCGGCCGCCCTCGACCTCGCTGCCTATGCGGCTGAACTTGAACAGCGGATTGCCAAACTGGAGGCTAAAAATGGCTAAGATTTATTATCGCATGATCAAGACCGGACGCATGACCATTGATGAAGTCCCCACCCGCTGGAGAGCAGCCGTGCAGGCTCTTCTCGACGCGGAATAGCAGGGAGGCGCTGTCATGCCGGGAATGAACCGCTCGACTATCATTAACTCGGCTCTCCGCAGGCTTGGCGGAGTTGATACCAATATCCCCACCGGCGGGACCAATCCTGCCAACTCTCAGGCTGAGGCCGCATATACTTCCGTGGTTCGCCGTGTACTTTCTGCCTATGACTGGGGATTTGCCACGAGATACAGGGAACTGGCTGAAGTGGCAGAACCGCCCCTGTTTGGCTTCACTAAGGCTTATCAGCTTCCGTCCGATACTGTGCGCCTCGTGAGTGTGCATGCCGGGATGCGGGATAACGGGGGGGATACACATGTCTGGCTCCATCACCCGGAGCCTCCGCATATGCGGTCAGGGCGCATTATATACTGCTCCGTTCCCCGGCTCTTCGCTCAGGTGGTCGAGACCGGGCATGAGGAAGACGCGCACGAGCCCTTTCTTGACGCCTGCGCCTATGCTCTGGCCATTGAGATAGCGCCAGCTGTTGCACACGGAGGAATTGATGTGAAGTCTCTGGTGCAGCTGTACAGCATAGCATTGGAGCAGGCCATGACCTTTGATGCCGGAGAACAGAAGCCGGAGCAGATATCCCCTGTACACGAATCGAAAATGCTGCGCATGCGATTTGGGCGCGGAGGCTTCTGATGCCGATACATATTCAGAATGTTCTCAACGGCGGGGAGATAGGGCCGATGTGCCGTGCCAGGGCCGACCAGCCGCGATACAGGAGCGGGTGTCAGACGCTTCAGAACTTCCTGCCTATGCCGCAGGGCGGCGTAACCCGCAGACCGGGGCTCGTCTATCTGGGCGAGGCGGAAAGTGCTTCGTCGAGACTCATCCCCTTCGTTTTCTCTGAGACACAGGGGCGGATTCTTGAGTTCGGCGAGAAGACCATGCGGATATGGATGCCGAATGGCACGCAGGTGGCCACGTCTGACGGAGGGATCTTTTCCGTCGCAACGCCGTATGCGGCGGAGGATCTTGCCGACCTGCGCTTTGCACAGTCGGCTGACGTTATCTACTTCGCTCACAGGAAGTATCCTCCGCACAAGCTGAGCCGCTATGCCGACAACGACTGGCGGTGGACACAGCTTACTTTTTCCCCGTCCATCGGAGCACCAGTGAACCCTTCGGCTGCCATTGTTGGTACGGGGCTTGGAAATAACGCCAGCACGAGGACATATAAGTATGTCGTGACGGCAGTTGACGATGACACTGGACAGGAATCCGCAGCATCCTCAGCCGCCATCGCCACAGGTGAGTCCCTGACGTCGGCATATGGCGTGAGGATTTCGTGGACCGCTCCCGCGGGGGCCGTTGCCGAGTATCGGATTTACAAACTCAAGGGCGGCATTTATGGATTTATTGGCAGAGCGAAGGGAACCACCTCATTTGAGGATTACAATATTATCCCCGACGATGGTGACACGCCTCCAACGTATAACACGCCTTTCAGCGGAGAAGGCAACTACCCCGGACTTGTTTTTTTCCATCAGGGACGGCTGGGATGGGCTTCTACCGATAACCAGCCCATGACTGTCTGGCTGTCCCGCTCGAACGAGCTGGAGTCGCTCGCCGAATCAGTCGTCCCCAAGTCTGATGATTCTATCGAAGTGACGCTGGCAGCTACGCAGGCAAATGCTTTTACGTGGCTGCTTCCGGATCGCACTGCGCTCTGTGTCGGCACGACGGGGAACGAGTGGACACTGGAGCCGTCGGGAAGCGCCATCCTCACACCTGGCAATCCGGCATTCAACAAGCAGACATCGAACGGCGGTGAGTCCCTCCACCCGCTTAACGTTGGCGGAAGCGTCATCTATCTTCAGCGCGGATCCTCTGCGGTACGGGCTTTCGCTTACTCATATAATGAAGACAAGTATGTGGGGCAGGACATCACCATCCTCTCCAGGCATATCCTGCAGGACGTGACTATTAAAGCGTGGGCGTACCAGCAGGAGCCGTATTCCATCATCTGGGCAGTCATGAGCGATGGCACCATAGCGACGTGTACGGCCATGTTTGACCAGCAGGTTATAGGATGGGCAAGGCACAAAACTAATGGCAGGGTGCTTGACGTCGTGACGATCCCCGGGGCCACCGATGACCAGATGTGGTTCCTCGTCGAACGCAGAGTTGGTGGAGTATGGCATACATTCGTTGAGAAACTGGCCCCGTTCTTTGACTCGGATGACCTTGGAGACGCCGTTTTCCTCGATTCCTCTCTGAGCTACTCGGGGGATCCCATTGACCACGTTACCGGGCTCATGCATCTCGCAGGGGAGACTGTTTCCGTGTTTGCCGACGGCGGTACCGTGGAGAACGTTACGGTCGGTACCGATGGTTCATTCGATTTACACAAAGCTGCCGGTTCTATCACGGTGGGCCTGCCCTTCACGTCACTCATGGTTCCATCCCGTCCTGAGCTGGATCTTCAGACGGGAAGCACGATGATGCACAACCGCAAGGTGTCAGAGCTGAGGCTCAGGGTCTACCGCTCGATGTCCTTCGAGATAGGCATTGATGAGGGCAGAACTTTTCCCGTCGTGGACCGCAATGTAGTGAGCGGAAAGTTTAAGACGTCGCCTTTCTGGATGGAGGGAGTCAGCGACCTCTCTTTCGTTCTTGCTGGAGCGTGGAGCGCTGACAGCGTACCGAGGTTTGAGGTAAGCACTCCTACTCCGCTTACCATCCTCGCGATACTGACCACCATGGATGTCAGCCCCAACGTGGGCAGATAGGAGGAGAGTATGGGGCTCAGCCCAATGGGAATGATGGGCGCCGGTATGGCTTTCGGGGCCTTGTCGGGTGGTCTTCAGTCCTACGTTGGAGGTGTGCAGCAGAACGCTGCCTTCACTGTGCAGAGCGCAAACGCGCAGCTCCAGGGAGCGCAGACAGAGATTGCTGCCGCCCAGGCGCTGGTTCAGGCCGAGGATGCACGCTATCAGGCGACCATGTCTGACGTACAGGCCCGGCAGACAGAGGCTGACAGGGACGTTGCCAGAGTCAATTATACGGTTCAGCTCTCGCAGATTGCAAAAGCGAGGGCTGCGCAGAGCACGAAGTACAGGACGGCGCAGTCCGACACCAGGGCACGCATGGGAGCCGCCAATGTGGACTCCTCCAGCGGGAGTGCCCTTTCCGTGCTCACGGGCAACGCAGCGCAGTACGGGGCGGCCATGGCAGAGAGCTCCGTTCAGAGAGCGCTTGCCGACTATGGCTACGGACTCACAGATACGAAACTCAAGACTCAGGCCCTTATGCAGAGGAACCAGGCGGACTATCTGCGTAAAACGGGGTCCTTCTACGACAGAACATATGGCTACACGATGAGGCAGGCTGGCTACTACTATCAAATGTCCGGGCTGTATAGCAGCATGAAGACAGGTACCGCTGGTCTCATTCTGAATGCTCTGGGGGCGGCGGGTATGGGGGCCGTGCAGGGAAGCATCATGTCTGGCGGCCTCAACGCTCTTTCCGGAGGCAGCAACGCTGCAGGCGCGGCCAAATCCGGGACCATAGTCAAAAACGTCCCGGCGAAAGCAGGTACGGGGGCAGCGGCATCCGGATTGGGGACTTCCCGTATTAGTGGCATCGCCAACAGCATTCTCGCGGCATACAGGAGATAGGATATAATGAGAAACAACATGGGTGGCGCCACGCAGTACATGAATGACACGGGGCTGAATCCCGTCAGCGCCCCATCCAGCCAGACGGGTACTCCCGGTCCGGCCAGCGTGTCTTCGCCGGGAGGAGTGAGTGGAGCAGGCAATGCGTCAGCCCCTCTGTTCGCCTCAGCGCTGGGGAATCTCCAGAGACTGGAACGCTTCGGGACGACGGTCATTGCCGCCATCGACAGGCAGAGACAGCAGGACGAGGATGCAGAAATCGTGAGCCGCATTGCCGGCATCCAGCGTCAGTCCCTGGAGTATCAGACCCAGTACAGGCAGGACCATCAGGGGCAGTCAGCTCTCTCTGCAGGCAGGGACTATGCCTCTCACGTAGACGGTCTTTTTGACTCCCTCGCCAGGGAAGATAAATGGAAAGGCAACCGCCGCGTGCAGGATGCCCTGCGTGCCAAGAAGGCCGAGTACGGGGCGGTGGCTTTCGCCCGCGGCTCCATCTATGCCGACCAGCAGAGGCAGGCCTGGTACGAGGACCAGCGCAAGGTGGCCGAGCAGGGCTTTTCCGCTGCCGTGGCCAGTGGTGACGGGACTACGTCCCAGCAGGCGAGGGATAACTGCGTAGCCCTGTGGCGTATCCAGAACCCCGGACGGGACAGTAGTGCGTATGAGTTTGAACTGGAGAACAAGGGAGCACGCGGAGCTCTCGACCTTATGGTGGCCCAGGGAGATGGCATCGCGCTTAATGGTGCTATATCCAGATTCCAGCCATATCTCTCCGCGACCGAACTCGCCAGGTACAAGGGGACTGCCGACGCTCTGCTGGAGAACCAGATTGCCGGACGTATGTCCGCAGGGGATTATGAGGGAGCTGCAGCGCTTGGGCGTCAGGCGCTCGGTGGAACCGGTCTTCAGGGGGTCAGGTCCATGACAGGATATGGCGTTCTTGCCAAAAAATATGAAAGCGGCGGCGAGGGCGTCGGCCATGTGTCGCAGGGATTGCAGGCGACCGATGGCAATGATTTTGGCTCCTGGTCTTTCATCACAAAGGGAGGAGCCAAATCCTCGGGAGCCGAATTCCTGCGCTGGTGCGCAGGGCAGGGCGAATTTGGTTCCAGGGTGGCATCGACATTCGACGGGATATTCAACGGCAATTGGGACAATATCGACAGGACAGACCTGTGGGCGAAGGGCGGTGCTGCGCGTCAGGCCTGGAAGAAGCTGGCAGACGAGAACCCCGGGGCTTTGGAACGCCTTGAGGATGCATTCGTCAGCAGGCGGTTCAATGCCGTCATTGATAAGCTCAGCCCTCAGGCCCGGGAGGCGATTCGTACGAATCCGGCTCTCATGGAGATGGCTATTTCCACTATCAACCAGCACAAAAGCGCCATCAGTATTCTCAACTCCTGTTACGACGCAGACCCGGAGGCGTATGGCCGTAAGGTGTACGCCATGCGCAGCGACCCCAAACGGTTCGCCGCAACCGGAAACCCTTATATCGGCGAGAGGCGATTCTCCCGTGAGCTCCCTGACTTCCTCGGCATGCTCCATAGTGGCGGCGTCGGCGGCGGCCCCATCGTCACCAGCGATGTCTCCCGCAAAAACATTGAGGCCCGTCTGAACAACGAGCTTCCCGGCATGCGTATTCTCAAGGATACCGAAGGAATCACAAGCATTGAGGACCGTGAGGTGGCGGCTCTGGAGGCAGTCTCTCAGCTTCCTTTCGGCCAGCGGGACCAGGCGCAGACCATCGTCACGAGAGAGCTGAACTTTATGAAGGCCCAACGGGCGGCCGAGGAGGCTAAGGCGATGGCTGATTTCTGTTCCCTTGCCGCCTCTCAGCAATGGAGCCCGGTAGAAATTGGCCGTCAGATAGACGCTATGGCGTCAAGCGGCAAGTACCGGCCCGAATTTATCAACAGGCTCCGCTCTCTGGAGCAGAGTAACAGCAGGGAAGAAACTTCCCAGCAGAAGAAGAACGCCCTCTCTCTGATGGCGTCCGTAGATGCCAACCTCGCAGCAGGCGGGGAATCCGTGAACTACGACACTACGGAGATAGACAAAGCCTTTGCCAGTGGGGATATCACCTTCACCCAGCGGAACGATATCATCGAGTACGCCAGAAACGGCGGAGCAAGAAAGAACGTCACAGTCGAAAACGTGCAGGATATCTACCGCAGGCTCACCGGCGACAGGAAGGCGGAGCTTCCTCCTGAGCTCTTCTCTCAGGTGTATGACAGACTCAGGAAGGTACAAACCACCGGTAAACCCATCGACAACGAGGCCATCAGCCGCGTTGTGTCTGAGCTTCTGTCTCCGGTTCAGTACGACCGCAGGTTCTGGTGGGATGGAGAGGAACCGGCTTACGAGGCAAATGCAAAAGGACACAGGGTAGTCGGTATGACCGTCCCTGCATACAGACTTCCCGCCATCAAAGCCCTGATGAAGCAGAAAGGGTACAGCGACGCACAGATAGCGGACGAGGCGCTGGTAAGGCAGTTTTACGCCGCGTATATGCAGCAGAGGAGCAGATAGATGTACGAAGCAGAATTTCCGGTTCCCGAGGGAGCCCCTGCAGCCGCACAGACAGAAGATACGGGAGACGCTTCCCGTTTCATGGCCGGCAGCCTGCCTCTTGATGGTGCCGGCCCCATGGGCATTATCTATGACAGGGAGCAGGAGCTGTATGCCGCAGTCCCGGCGCTGGACGGTAACGGCCCCATATCCACAGAACGTCAGACCGCGAATTATATGTCCGGGAAGAAGGCGTATGCCTTTTTCGACTCCGAGGAGGACGCCAGGGCGTGGAGAACCCAGCACACTACGCCTGAGGCTGTCAGCGCCGCGCGCAGGCAGCTCCGTTCCCAGATGCTCCTGTCCAGGGGAATCACGCCCGAACAGATTGCCAGGGATAAGGCCGTGGCCTCCCGCCTCGGCATATCGTTTGACCTCTACCGGTACAACCGCGATGAGCTGGACGACGAAGATGCTGCCCGCACCATTGAGCGGTATGACGGTCTGACGGGGTATGCCGCCACCAGCCCCCTCGCTGCTGCATATGTACGCAGCGATCATGCGGCTCTTGCTTCTGTCGAGGAGCTCATAAAAAGGAGCGGCCTGGACGGAGAAATCCGTGAGTTCAAAGAACCAGGCCTCATGCACTCCTATGACCTGGGCACGAAGCAGGCAGAGCTCGCCAGGCTGGGCAATGCATACGCAGCAGGCACCGCCACGCTGGAGGATATCGACAGGGTCAAAGCCCAGATAGCCGATCTCAGCCGCATGCCATCCACGAAATTATTCATGGAAAAACCCGGGAGTGGCAGCGACATTATTGCTGAGGCTGGTAACTGGCTTGCGGATACGTTTTCCTTTTCCAAATTTATGGAGCAGGTGCCTACTTCCGTAGGCGCACAGGCCGCGTCTGCGGCTGAAGGCCTTGGCATGACGCTGTCCCTTGCCGCTGCCGGAGCAAAAGCAGGAGCCGCCGCAGGGACTGTTGCAGCCCCTGGTCTGGGAACAGGCGTAGGTGCGGCCATTGGCGGTATCACTGCGGGAGCTGCCGGCCTTGCCACTTACATGGTCAGGTCCGGGCAGCGCACGTACGAACTTGAACGCGGAAGCCAGATTGCATCGATGCTGGAAGAGAAGGATGCCGACGGCAACCCCCTCCCAAAGGATGTCGTTGTGGCCGCGGCATCGCTTTACGCTGCCATTTCCACCGGCGTTGAACTTGGAAGTGATGCTGTCTTCGCCAAAGTGCTTGGTCCGCTGGCCGGGAAGCTGGCAGGGACCGCAGGGGCGAAACAGACGGCGCGTGCAGCCATCATGCGTGCTGCCAGGGACAAGAATCTGCAGGGGGCTCTTGTCGATGCCGGCAGGCGCATGGGCGCGCTGACCGTTACGGAAGGCAGTGAAGAGGCTATACAGGAAGGGGCCGCAATCATCACCGAACAGGCCGCCAAAGCGTACGCCAATGCCAGCCGTGGACAGACTTTCGACATGACTCCTGATCCGGCCAGGACCAGGGAACGCCTCTCTGATGCCTTCTGGGGCGGCGCCGCAGGTGGTTTCTGGATGGATGGCGGTCCTGTTATCGCCATGTCGGCACTCAATATCGAGGCCGCGCATGCCGCCCGTAAATTCGCTGACAGGCAGGTGGCCATTCACGAGCGCGTCATGCAGACGCAGATGCGTTCCCTTGACGCAGGAGCCACCATGTCGGCGCTGGAGCACATGGGCCCGGAGATGTCCGAAAATATGGTCATCCCCCTGGACGCAGCCGTTGCTCTCCATCAGGAGGGCACGGATATCCTCACGCCGCTTGGGCTTTCTCTGGAGACGGCTCAGGACGGTGCCGCCAAAGGTATGTCCATTACGGTTCCGCTGTCGGCCATGCACGCCACGCTGGATTCCCAGCAGTTCAGGAGTGCGGCCGAAATAATGCACCGGGGCGACGAGGCTGCCAGCGCGTCTGATGCCAGCTTTTCCGCGCAGGATTTTAGCGAAGCGCTGGCTCAGGCTGCTTCCGATATGGACGCTATGGCCGCCGAGAGGGAAGGCGTGGCTCATCTTTCCCCGGAACAGATATCCGGCCTCGATGCAGCGCACGCGGAGATGCGTAATCAGCTCATTGAGTCTATCGGGGCTCAGCCCAATCTGAAGGCGCAGGCCGAAGCCAGCGGAGGCGTGCAGCAGTATGCTGACGCACTTCTGGAGACGTGGCGCAGGTGGGCTCTTCAGATGAGCCGCCGTACGGGAGAGAACCCCGCCGATATCTACCGGAGGATAGCCTTCTCTGGCGGCCAGCAGATGACCCGGTCCAACCCTGCCAAAGGCACGGCCAGCGTGCAGGACGTTACCTCCGGGACCAGGTTATCCGGAGAGGAACCAGCGCAGGCCAAAGGGCTCACCAATTCCGGAAGTGTCTCATCTATGGACAGGAATATGGGGAGCGTGCTGTGGCAGGCGTCCAAGCCAGATCTAACCGAGAGGTTTGGCTACATGCCTGCCATCCAATTGAACACGTCAGACTACTTCGGTGAAGGCAAGCAGTTCTCAGCAATTCCAGAAGGCGAACTCACCAAGGAAAAGATGGCTGCCTGGCGTTCTGAGGCCAAGGCATGGGCCAAGGAAAACCTCGGCTCTGATAATGCAGAGACCAACGAAGAGACAGGATGGAATATAATTTACAATCATAAAAGCGTGAAGGATACGCTCTCTCATGGACTTGAACCAGAGCTCATAAAGAGCATACCGGCAATTCCAGAGATCATCAGAACAGGTATGTATCTCGACTCTATCGAGAAGAATCCTGGGCTCATGTCTCATTTCTTCGCGAACAAGATAACCATCGATAAGAAGGACTATGTCGTCGGATTTGTCGTTCGTGAAGATGGAAACGGTAACAGGTTTTACGATCACGAATTGACTAAAATAATTAATCCCGACTGGCTCGTACCGGGAAAACAGCATGGAGCTGCAGAACTCCGGACCAATCGGGATACCGCCAGAAATACTGGCGTTGTAATAGAGATACTACGGGACAGGCTTGGCGTCAACGATGGCACGGCACAGGTTCTGTTTCAGAAGCAGTCTCCGACGCTCAACGCCGTAGGGGACGCCGAGAAGGTTATTAACGGCCAGGTGCGCTTCAACGAGGGCGACGGCAACTACGTTGTAGAGCTCTTCAAAACTGCCAACCTGTCCACGCTGGCCCACGAGATGGGGCACATCTACTTTCTCGAGATGCAGAGGGCCGTGGAGAATGGCCTTGCCGACGAGTCGATGCAGAAAGACTACGGGAAGCTGTGCGCCTATGTCGGTGCCAAAACCGGTACCCGCTGGACTGTCGGGCAGAATGAGAAACTGGCCCGTGCCTGGGAGACCTACCTGCGCGAGGGCAGAGCTCCCAGTTCAGTACTGGAAGAGGCGTTTGCCAGGTTCCGCCAGTGGCTCACGAAGATCTACCGTGAGCTCTCCATGCTCAACGTTGAGCTGAACGATGAGGTGCGGGGAGTGTTCGACAGAATGCTGGCCACTGACGCAGAAATCGAGGAGGCCACCATCCAGCACGGCCTTGTGGATCTAACCACCGGCGAACTCGACGCTCTGGGCGTGACGAAGCCCCAGCAGGAAGTCACACGCAGGGTCATTCAGACAGCCAAAGCCATAGCCGCACAGCGGCTGCAGGAGAAGAGGGAATACGAGCGTACCCAGCGTATGGCCGATTACCGCAGGCAGGCCGCCAAAGAGGTGAATGCGCTTCCGTCTTCTCAGGCTAAAGCGGCTATGCGCAGGACTCCTCTCAACAAGAACGCCCTTATCGCAGCCGTAGGAGAGGAAGCCACCCGTGAGCTTATGGCAAAAGGTGTCGGTCTGGTCAGCGAAAAGGGGGAAGCTGATCCGACCATTCTTGCTGCCCGGCAGGGCTATGCCAGTGCCGAAGATATGGTTTCCGACATTATCAGCAGCAGGACGAAAAAAGAGGCTGTCGAGGAAATCGCCCGGGCAATGGAGGCGAAGTACGAGGCTCAGTATCAGGCCATCGACGAGGTTGTGGCGACGGAGGGCGTTCACGCCCATCTCGCCGCAGTCGGCAGCGCGCTGGCCAGAGTAGCCGGACGCGCCTATGTCCAGCAGCAGGCTATTGCAGCCATCGCCTCTGAGACGCTTGCCGGTATGAATATGTTTGACGCCCTGCGGTCTGCATCCTTCCGGGCGAACATGCGCAACGCCCTCCGTTCAGAGCGCAGGGCCATTGCTTCTGGAGATTACACTGCGGCCATCGAGGCCAATACCAGGGGCCGCATTCAGTTAGAGCTCGCACGTCAGTCCCGCGAACTGTCTGAGACACGGGACAGGCTGGAGCGTCAGATTAAGCGTTTCTATGGCTCCAGGAGCGCCCCGGAACGTTCCAAAGCGTTCCTCTTCGCTCTGGCGTCCCGTCACGATTTCGGCCCGACGCTGGCCGCCGCTGAGAAGTATTCCATCGAGGACCTCAACGAGTGGCAGGAGGAACTGAAGAAAAACGGGTTTGAGCTCCTTTTTGATCCGGAAGTCATGTCGACGGACACCCCATGGACGGCCATGACAGCTGCCCAGTTTTCTGAGCTGACCGACGCCATCAGGCAGATTATTATGGTTGAGCGCAACCAGCGCAAACTTCTGACGTCCGAACGCAAGGAAAGTCTGAAGGAGATGTGCGAACAGCTGGCGGCTTCCATCACGGCTCATGGCAGGCCTCAGTTCCAGAAAACCGTCGAGGAAGAGGCCCGTATCGTCTCCGCGCTGAAGCATTCCCACGCAAGCCAGACCAAGATCGAGGAGTTGTGTCTCCAGATGGACGGCGGAAAGCTGGGACTGGCATGGGAACTCATCTATCGCCCCATCGCGAAGGCTGATGAAGCCCAGGCTCTCAAACTCAGGGAAGTTCGAGAGTACCTCAAGGAGAATATCTTCGGCCTATACACGGCGAAGGAACTCTCTGTCATGGGTCTGAAGAAGAAACTGGTGCCGTCCATCGGCGAGTCTCTCACGAAAGAGAACCGCATTGCCGTGGCTCTCAATCTCGGCAATGCCGTAAATAAGGAGCGTATCATGACCGGGCACAAGTGGACGGAGGCGCAGATAGCCGAAATCGTGTCCGAACTGGACGAACGCGACTGGAAGTTCGTTGAAGCCGTGTGGAAGTACTTCGAAACATTTCGGCCCGAATCCTTCAAGGTTGAAGAGGAGATCACCGGCGTGCGCCCCAGAGCTGTTGAGGCAGCTCCGTTCCAGGTGACAACCGCGGACGGCAAAACCCTGACACTCTCCGGCGGCTATTACCCCATCAGCTACAACTCTTCCAAGTCCTTCAAGCAGTTTGCCCGGGACCAGAAGGAGATGGATCAGGAGCTGTTCGGGGGCAGAAACTACGGAACAGCCCAGACGAAGCACGGACATCTCAAAGAACGCAGTGAAGGCGGCAATAACTCACCGCTCCTCCTGAAGCTTTCTGTCATTCCGGATCATCTCTACAATACTGTCCACGACATTTCCTTCCGTAAGGCCCTCATCGACGTGGCCCGCGTTGTCTGTAACGGGGACGTGCGTTCTGCTATCGAGAACTACGCCGGGAAGGAGTACTACCGTCAGCTCATGCCGTGGCTGAAGGAATGTGCCCAGGAGAGGCAGGAACCGATGTCCCTGTTAAACGTCTGTTTGGGATGGGCCAGATCCGCAGCGTCTATCGCGGTCATGGGATTCAAGGCTACCACCATCGCGACCCAGGTCGTCGGCATTACACAGACTATCGACGTTATCGGAGCAAAGTGGACCATGGCCGGGCTTCGAAGAGTCTACGGCAATCCTTTCCGTCTCGGCAGTCTGTGGGATGAGACTGTGGCCCGCAGCGCCTTTATGGCGACCCGCGTGGAGAGTTACGACCGTGAAATACGTGATATGGCCAAGAGCCTCCATGTGGGAACGGTCCGCAACTGGGTCAATATCATCAGACAGAAGGCGTTTGTTCCAATGGGGATTGTCCAGCTCGGAGTTGACCTGCCCACGTGGTGGGGCGCCTACGAGAAGGGCGTCAGGGATTTTCATGGAGACACGGCGCGCGCCGCGGAGTACGCCGACTCCTGCGTCAGGCAGTCCCAGGGCTCCGGCTCTATGAAGGATCTATCCTCTATCCAGCGGGGTAACGAACTGAAGAAGCTGTTCACGATGTTCTATTCGTTCTTCAACACGCTCTACAATCTCTTAGCCAGGCACATCCGTGAGCTCCGCGATGATTTTTCCCCAGCTGGAATTTTCCGTGCAGCCAACTCGGCGCTCCTGCTGTGGTTCATTCCCTGCGTATTCTCCGAGTTCTTAGCGGGGAGGGGGCCTGACGATGATGAGGACTGGCGTATCTGGGCGGCGCGCCTGGAGCTGACCTATCCGTTCCAGAGCATCGTGGGCGTGCGTGATATCGTGAATGGGATTGCCTCGGCATACGGCTATCAGATGTCTCCTGCCTCCGCAGCGCCCGAGAGTATCGTGGCGTTTGGGCGCTCTGTCATAAAGGCGCTGGAAGACGAGGAGCCCGGGGCGATGGTGAAGCCTGCCATCAAAGCCACCGGCTACCTCTTCAGCCTGCCCGTCGGGCAGCCTCTCATCACCTGCGGCAATCTGTGGGACTATGTCACAAATCCCCGCTCCGAGCTCTACGTCCGGGACCTGTTCTTCGATAAGCCCAAAAGCAGGAAAAAGAGAGAAAAGTCTTACTAACGGGAACAGAAAAGCCCCGGGGTTTCCCCGGGGCTGTGCGGCGGGCTTGGTGCATTTGGTGCAAAATATGCACCTAACTATTTGATTTTATTTATTTTTACCCCCGTGTATTACGCGGGGCCCAGCGGCCGTCTCTGCTCCTTCCTTGACAGAATCTTCTATTGCAAGTCCGCTCCCTATGCCGGAAAGCCCGCCGCGACGGTGGTGAGCTGCCGGAGAGGCGGAGCCACAGAGGCGTTTGCCCGTCTCAACATGTACTTCCAGATGACCAACATGCCCCTGGTTTCCTCCCAGTACTGGAACCAGGTGCACGGCAACACTCCGGAAGAGGTGAAGCAGGATATTGAGGGCCTGCAGACCATGCGCACCCTGGGCAGGAACATGGCATGGCTCATCAAGTGCATCGCAGCCGGCAAGGCAGCCGGAATAGGCCTCCCCCAGTACGAGGCCTGGACGCCCACGAACTTCATCCATTAACTTTAAGCGTTCAGTTGCTCCCGCCTGACTTCGACAGGTGTCAGGCGGGAGCACAGGGACAATGTGGTTTATATTTCAGTCAGGCACTGGCTGCATGGAGAAGATCCCCGTTTTCACAGGAAGGGGAGGGACGAACGCAGAAGTTTGCGTCAGAAACATGCCTGGCCAGGAATTCATGCCCTGCACGAAAAACAAAACAGGGCTTTTTTCAGAGCAGAAGGAAACTGAATCTGCAGGCAGCAGTCCGTCTGCCTCCCATCTTCTGTACGCTACAGAAGAAGCCATCCAGAAAATCACGCCAGATACGGATGATGGGAGGAGACATACAGGATTGCGGCTGCCCTGGGGAAGGGACTTGTCGGGAAAGGAAGCGGCACTGCGGCAGATGTGTTCCCTGCCTTCTGCTGGTGCAGTACCAGCAGAAGGCGGTTCATCAAACCGCAGAGAGAGAAGGGATCCCGCAGAATTGAGGGCGGATCCTTATTTTAACTCGGGGACCAGTCCCTTGAAGGGGCTTGTCATTCCTGTGCTCAGGAAGCGCATTTCACTAAGCTCGCCGGAAAATTTGATAATCAGCAGGTGTGTCTGCGTTTCGTCCTGGCGCAGAAGCGTGTACTCATCGTGTCCATTGTTGGCGATTTTGAGCATAGCCTGATTTTCTGTCTCGCTGATTTTTTCCATGCCGGGCTGCTGGGCGCATTTTTCGGCAAGAGCCTTGAAATTGCCTGGCTCAAACGGTCCGGAAATGATGATGAAGGCCGCCTTGCGATCGTTGCGTCCGAAAACGGCCATTTCGCCGCCGTCTTTTTTCACCGGGCCCTTGGTCAGGGACCAGCCGAGGGGCAGACTCAGCGTGAAGCTGTCTGTTTTGTAGACTTCGGCGCTTGCCGTGCCCGGAATAAACTGAATTGCCAGGCTAAAAGTTATGAGTATCGGAAGGATCAGAGAGAAGGAATGTGTTGTCTTCAGCAT